TTTTTTTAGTATATATATAATATATATATAATATATATATATATATATTATTATTATTATTATTATTATTATTATGCTACATAATTTACACACAACCTCTAATTTTTTACCTCCCTCTCTCTCTTTATATAGGTCGTGTGTGTGAAAATATGTAGCACTAATATTAAATCAATCTTAAATGTTAGGTTATCCGCAGGTTTTTTTATATATGTTGAGGAATTCATCAGTTTATTTTTAAATATTGATGTATTCCGCAAAAAAAATGCTACATTTTTTTGTAGCATCCATGTAGCACCATGTAGCATGCTACAAATTGCATTTTACGAGTGAAAAAGGGTTGATTTACGACTGAATTACGATTAGTATATATTCATGATAGGAAATCCGAATATAAGCCAATACGGAAAAAAGTTCTCAAGTACTAATCAGCCACCTCCAGAGAGGAAAGGTAGGAAACCTTCAAAGCTAAAAAAGTATCTCAAGGACAATAACGTAACCGCCAATGATCTTGCCCTGCTGGCTAAAAATGTGCTTTTCACTTACAGCGAAGAACAGCTCAAAGATCTTTTGGTAGACAAAACAAAGCCGATGATCATCCGCCTGATGGTCAGGGCTTTTTTAGAAGACTTCAAAAAAGGATCTATGATTAACACCGACCGGATCATAGACAGAGCTTTCGGCGCACCGGATCAAAATATCATGATGATGGTCAGCCAAATGACACCAGAAGAAAGGCAAGCGAAAATCGAGGAGCTATATAAGAAGCTCTCAGTAAATACGATTAAGGATGTGACAGAATGATTGAAATCAAATGTACAGGTACGGATTTTTTACCGTTAGAGGCCTTGGAAGATTTCCAGGGATCATTAAAAAAGAGGGGAAAAAAAGAGATTTCTCTAATCACAAAGTCGATAAAAAAATACGGGTTCAGCTTCCCGTTTTTCGTCTGGCAGGATGGGCCGCATAATTATATTTTAGACGGCCATGGTCGGCTTACGGCATTAAAACTCATGCAGTCGAACGGCGATGCCCTTCCTCTTTTCCCGGTGGTTTACATAGATGCCCAGGATGAGGCAGAGGCTAAAAATAAATTATTGAGGCTAAACAGCGGATACGGTAAAATGACAAAAGATTCTATTTTTGAGTTTTTAGACGGAGTCCATGTCGATTTTGAAGAACTCATGCTGCCGGGTAAAGATTTGTTAAAATTTAAAATATCTTCAGAGGATACAACAGGAGATGATGATGCACCAGAAGTGCAAGAAGAGCCAATCAGTAAACCAGGGGAAATATATCAACTTGGTGTTCACAGGCTGATGTGCGGAGACAGTACAAAGCAAGAAGATGTCGAAAAACTTATGGATGGAGAAAAAGCTGACATGGTTTTCACTGATCCGCCTTACGGTGTAAGCTATACAGCTAAAAAAAACAAAAACGGAAAAGAATGGGAAATGATAAAAAACGATAATTTGAGGGGGGACAAATTAAATCAATTTCTATTTATGGCATTTAGTAATATGGAGCATCAAACAAAAGATCATGCTTCCTACTATGTTTTTTATTCGTCCAGTACGCATATTGAGTTTGAGCAAGCTCTTAAAAAAGCAGGAATAAAAGTAAAAGAACAAATCATTTGGAGTAAAGGGATGCTTTTGGGCCATTCAGACTATCATTGGGCTCATGAGCCTTGCTTGTATTGCTGTAAAGAAAAAGGGAAAACAAGATGGTTTGGTTCAAGAGATCAGAAAACAGTAATAGGAAAAAAAAGAAAAGAATATCAAGAGTTAAGTAAAAAACAATTGATAAATGCTCTTTTGAAAATAAGTAATAATTCAACAGTATGGGAAATAAGCCGTGATAAAGTAAAAGAGTATGCTCATCCAACCCAAAAACCAACACATCTGTCTGTTAGAGCTATAAAAAACTCAACGCAGAAAGGCGATGTTGTTCTTGACCTTTTCGGTGGTGCTGGCGGAACACTCATATCATGCGAAAAAACAAAAAGAAAATGCCGAATGATGGAGTTTGACCCAAAATATTGCGACGTCATAAGGAGACGATGGAAAACATGGGCAATCGAAAACGACATCGATCCAGGGACGGACGGACTTGACTGACCAAGACCTACTTTTAGAGCTACTACAGGAAGAGGAACAGCACCAGGCCAGGAAATCTCATCTTAAGTTTATGAAATACACCTGGATGAAAGGGCCAGAGGAGCCTTTCATCGTAGGTCACCACACCCGGGAGATCTGCCGAGAGATCGACGAAGCATTCGAGTGCTACCGGGAAGGAAAATCGACATACTTATTAATTAACGTGCATCAGAGAGCTGGAAAGTCAGATATTGTATCCCGGTATTTGGGCCCTCACTTTTTAGGAGAGTTTCAAAGCTCGGAGGTTATGCAGGTGACCTACGCATCGTCTCTCGCTGCTGGTTTCTCAGCATACGGTAGGAATATATTTAAATCAGATAAGTTTAACAAATTATACCCGACAATAAAAATATCAAAAGAGACAGCTAAAAAAGACGACTGGCACACGGTAGACTTGTTCGGGAATATAACCGGAGGTAAATTATATGCTTCGGGGCTCCAATCAGGATTAACAGGTAACGGTTTTTCTTTAGGTATTCTCGACGACTATTTCGCAGGAAGAGCCGAGGCGGAAAGCCAGGTGCAGAGGAACAAAGCCTGGGAGGCGTTTACAAACGACTTTATGACACGCCGGGCGCCTACTTGTATAGTAATAGTCCTGGCTACGATCTGGCACTGGGACGATATAACAGGACGTATCAAAAAAGAAATGGAGAAAAACCCTGATTTCCCTCAGTTCAAAACTATCGCCTTCCCTGCCAGATCCAGCGACTACAAAGGCGGATATTTATTCTTAGAGCGATATTCTCCTGAGTGGTATAAAAGCCAATACGCAACCCTGGGCCGGTACTCAGCTGCCGCCCTCATGGATTGTGACCCTCAGCTAAGAACAGGCGGCATCCTATCATTAGACGGGATAAAGATTCACGAGCCAGACGACCAGCAGATCCCAGGGCTTCACGATATACAATGGGCTTATGTATGGGACTTAGCTCATACAGCAAAGCAAAGATCAAGCGACGATCCGGACTATACTTCCGGGACCCTTCTCGGTTTCCAGGAAAAGCCAGGAGATCCGATCCCTCACCTGTGGATCAAAAAACGGGTTCGCATGAGAGAGGGAGCCGTAAAGAGAGATGCAAGAATTAAACTCGAAGCAAAAATGGCAGGCCCATGGATTTGGCAAGCTATAGAGAATAGCATCGAGTCAAAAGACGCATACGAATATATTAAAAATGCTATGCCAGAATATAATTTTAGAAGCATCCCGATAAAAGGTGACAAAGCAGTCCGGGCCGCTCCTTTAGAACCGATATTCGAAGCGCCAGATCATGTTCATTTAGTCCGGGGTGAATGGATCGACGACTGGATGGACGAAGTTTTGAAGTTCACAGGAACCGGGGACAGCCATGACGACGGAGTCGACAATCTTTCTGCCGGATACATCTTGCTAATCGGGAAAAAACCTGCTAAGTTTGAATATAACAAGCCGGCAAAAAAAAGCCGAGTAAATAAGCTAAAAGAAGGATGGTAAGCGCATGGCGACTACAAAGGGAGTAACTGGTAACTTAGGTTACTATGACGAGATGATCACCGGGGAATATTTGTCGACGTTAGACGGTCAATCAGGATTGGCAGTCTATGATAAAATGAGGCGTTCAGATCCACAGATCAGGAGTATGCTTCGGGCCGTTACTCTTCCAGTAGTCCAGGCGAATTATAAAGTCCTCCCAGGAGATGACACGCCACAGGCCCAAGAGCAAGCGGATTTTATAAGCGCATGCCTTTTCGACTGGATGTCTATTTCCTGGAGTGAGTTCGTTCGAACAGCACTTCTGATGCTTCCATTCGGTTTTTCTATATTCGAGAAAGTCTGGAGTAAAAAAGATAACAAAATTATTTTACATAAGTTAGACCCACGGCTTCCACAGTCTATTTATAAATGGCACGTCGACAAAAAAAAGCGCCGTCTATATGCAGTTGAACAACAAGATACCGACGGGCAATTCTTTAAAATCTCCGTTGAAAAGCTTTTAATCTTCACTAACGAAAAAGAGGGTGATAACTTCGCAGGGTTCAGTATATTAAGGCCAGTTTATGGGGCTTGGAAAATAAAAAACGAGTTAATCAAAATAGATGCAATCAAACACGAGCGTTACGGCGTAGGGATGCCAATCGGGACAGCTCCGGAGGGAGTTCGCCAAGATGCCCAGGAGTTCCAGGATTTCGAGTCGGCATTAGAAGCGATATACTCAGCAGAGCAAGGATATTTGGCACTGCCAGACGGCTATAAAATCGAGGACGTATTCGGGAAAACCTCCGGGGGAACCGATGTTTTAACATCAATCAAATGGCTAAACGAACAGATTGTGGCCTCGGTACTGGCTAATTTTTTGAGTCTGGGTACCAGCGAAACAGGTTCCAGAGCTTTAGGTCAATCCTTCATGGATTTTTTTCTCATGGCAGAGCAGGATTTGGCTAATTATATATGTGAGATTATAAACCGATGGTTAATTCCTGAGTTAATTCGTTATAATTGGGACGGTGATTTTCCGATGCCGTACTTAGTAGCGGATAAGATGTCCGGGCTCCCGGTAGAAACCATCTCAGCCTTAACCACTGCCGGCGTATTAACCAAAGATAGAGAAATGGAAAATCTCGTCAGGGCTTATTTAAACATGCCAGAGAGAGAAGAGGCATTAGAGCCGGCAGTAATGGACGCACCAGAGCCAGAGCAAGAACAAGAGGAGCCCGAGACCAAGGAAGCCGATACTAATTTATCAGATACGGAAAAAGCGCTTGTTATCTGGGATTTTAAAAGCTCTGCGACTTCTCTCGATAGTGCTCAGGAAAGAGTAAAGCGAGAAATGTTATCTTTTCGGGACCAGCAGATTGAGGGAATAGTAACGCAGCTTGTAGCCGGCAAAAAAATACAGAACGTCAATGTCCCGTATAAAGCCGATCAATATCAGGCATTATTGAACGCCTGGAAAATGCAATTTAATTACGGAAAAGAAGAAGCTCAAATGGAACTTGTTCGGCAGGGCTTGAAATTATCCGACAAACCTCTTCAGACCGAAAAGGATTACATGGATCAGATAGAGGAGGAACTCACTCTCGCAGTAGAGGGAGCAGGGGACAAGATAAAATCAACGGCTGCGCAAGCTTATTTGACAACAAAAAGAACAGAGACGACACCGGGGAAAATAGAGCAGGCGACCCTACAGAAAACGAAAGACAGCCTCGGGCAAGCCACCTGGTCGATGATGACAGCCAAGGCAGTAAACAACGGCTGGGGAAATGGTAGGGATACAGTATTCGAGAAGTACGAAGATCAAATCGAATACATTTATCACAGCGCCTTACTGGATGCGAACACCTGTTCAGTATGCCAGCCTAAGGACGGGAAAAAGGTGACACCAGCTAACAGGGTAGAATTACAAGCCCCAGATCCAGACTGTTTGGGCCGTGATCAATGCAGGTGCGCTAATATTGCCGTATTAAAAGCCGAGGGTGTATAAATGGCTGATCCTTCACTGGTAACATTAACGGCTAACACGTGGGTTAAAGTAGCTACCAACGTGACAGCTGGGATTATTCAAAACCGGTTAACCGACAATCAAGTTTATCACACTTACAGGATGACAGGGAACACGGCCCCAATAGGTACAGCCGAGGGCATTCTTTGGAACACCGACCTTGACCTTGTAATTAAATCAGATTACGGGATAGATGTTTATCTATATAGCGTAGGTGTGGCCGGCAAGGTTCGGGTGAATGTATGATCAGAGAAGAGAAAAAAAACCTTGCTTTAGTCGGCACAGGTAAAAGCCCTTGTATTAAAAAGTTTCAGGCAATGAGCGAGCCGACCGGGTTCAATCTGGCTTATCATGACTTGATTGGCGATATTTCTTTTAATGATAGCTCGATGACATTTACAATAGAGCCAAAATCCGGCCAGGACTATTTTAATTTTTGGATAAAAGGCCAAGAGTTCAGAAAAGAAAGCGCCGTCAATTTAGAAATAGCCGATACGTCAGGGATTCATATAATCTATTTTGACAGTGACGGAGAAATACAGGAACTTGTAAACCCTACAGCCGGAGAAGTTGAAACAGGTATCAGACAAACGGCTTTTATTTGTATTTTATATTGGAATGCTATTTCAGAGGAGTCTATTTACACAGGGGAAGAGCGTCACGGTATACAGATGGATGGAAACACTCACGCCTATTTACACGCTTTTGAAGGTTTACGGTATGCCTCCGGGTTAGGGCTTAATTCTTTTTCGGTAGACGGGACAGGCACTACAGCCGATGCCCAATTTGGGATTGATTCCGGGGGAGTAGCGGATGAGGATATTTACCAGGCCATAAGCGCAACGGCTTCAACGGTCGGTTTTCCTGTTTATTATCAAGTTGGTGATCTTTGGTATAGGGACACGATAGCAGGATTTTCAGCCAGAACACAAGACGGGACCACAGGAACAAGAATAGCGTGGAACGAGTTCACCGGCGGAGCCTGGCAATTATCAGAGGTAGCGAACAACGATTTTGTATTATATCATATTTTCGCAACCACAGAAAAAGACAAACCGATAATATCAATCATGGGACAGAACGATTACGCAACTATCGCAAGAGCCAGGAAAGGGGCATTGATAGAGATCAAAAGCCTAATTACTAATGATCTATTATTCCCGGAAATTAGGCCATTAGGAACCATTATTTTTGGAGCAAAGGACAGCTACGCAAATGATCTAAGCGCAATAGTTAGGAGTACCGACACGCGTGATAATTATATCGACTGGAGAAGCGAGAACATATCCAGGGTAGAAATCAGCACTACAGACCATGGAAGTTTAACGGGCCTGGATGCAGACGATCATCCTCAATATATCTTAGCCGATTGTTCAAGGGCTTTCACAGGAGCAGCAGCACTGGCGGAAACAACAACACCAACAGCGGTTGACGGGGTTGGTAAGATTTACACCAAGGCAGATAATAAACTATACTTTCAAGATGGGGCAGGAACAGAGCATGAAATCCAGTTCGTATAAGAAGGTTTTAATCCTTGGCAACGGCCTAAGCCGATTATTGTTTAAAGACTATATAAAAGCCTGGAAACATGAAATATGGGTTTGTAATTTCGCATATAAAGAATTTCCGAAAGCCGACCGGTTAGCCGGGCATGATTGGGTTTTAGCAGAAGCAGAAAAAGCAGGTTTTAAGGGTAAGTTAATGTGGGGCAATTTAGGAAAGGGACAAGAAGGATGGACAAAATATAAATGTCCTCAGCGGTTCCATCTCGATAGTGGTTTTTCATTAGTAGCCGAGGCTTTATATCGGGGATATGATGTTAAAGTCTGCGGCTTTGACCTGGGTGGAGCAGACATCCACAGCCCAGAACACTGGAAGCAGAATAAGTTTAAATGGCCGCTAAGGTGGGCGGAACTTTTTAGATATTTTGGGAGTGATAAAATAGAGTTTATCGGAGTAGATCATAAGCCATATATTTATAAAATTATCGCAGGGTTGGCAAAGGGGACAGAACTTTCAGATCTTTACACTCAAGGAGTAGATCATCTCGACCTGCCGGGGTACGAGGAATTATTAAGAGAACACGGAGTCGAGAAGGGAAATAGTCGAAAGATGATAGAAGTAATAGAAACAGGAACCGGGAAAAAAATAAAAATGAGAGAAAATATTGCGGTTGTTATGCAGGAACGTGGCCAGGTCGTCATAAAAAAAAGGCGTCCGGAGGAAAAGAGCCACAAAACCCCGGACGCCAGGAGTTAAAATACTCTTTATTATCGGTTTTTTATCTTTTTTTGTCAATATATATTGCAAAAGTAAAATAAAAGATTTAATATTTACACATGATTACTTTAGAACAAGTGCAATTCTTTGCAAAAGGTATCGATCCGGAACGCTGGGAAGAGTGGTTGAACTTATACAATGCCTCTCTATCAGAATTATTAGAAGCCGGTGCTGACGAGTTGGACGCAGAACGATCAGCAGTTCTCAAAACAAACGCACTAATAAAGGCGGAATCAACGCCAGACGTGTTCGAGTTTTCAGAAAAACAAGAGATCACCCTGGCCGAAGTTTTCCCAGAGAATCCAGCTGATCCTTATCAGAAGGTTTTGCCGATAGGGTTATATTATAACGGCTGGTATGGCGCCCTTGTTTTCACGAGTAATTTTCTTCAGACCATGCACGACAACATTAAGTATTTGGGAAACACGGTTCCATTTTTAGACAAAGATCATGATAGAGCCGAGGCCATGGGCTGGTTTTTAGACGGTCAAGTTCGTGACGATGGATACTATGTAAAATGGGATTTTACAGAAGAGGGCCGAAAAATGATAGCGAGTAAATTATATCGTTATTTTTCAGCTTCAATCTATCAAATAAAAGATCCAGAAACCGGAGCAGATATTTGGCCAGTATTTGTTGGCGCTGCGTTAACTAACAGCCCGGCCATGAAAAGCATGAATCCGGCTCATCTAAGTGATAAAGGGGCGAAAGACGACCCCATAAAAATAAACGAGGGAGGAAATCAAGTGAATTTCACCGAGATTAAAAAAGAGGTGTTGGTTCTATCCGATGCCGAGAAAAAAGAACTGTCCACCCTGCTTGGGGTCGACAAGGAAATCGCCGTATTGGAAAAGGCAAATACTGATCTTTCCGACCGGCTACAAAAAGCAGAAAATCAACTGGCAGACGCAAAGAAGGCCGAGCATGAAGCAAAGATCGAAACTATTCTATCAGATGCAATCAACGACGGTCGAATCTTACCCAAGGATAAAGCCGAATGGGCTAAAAATCTTTCTGACGCTTTTGAAGTATCAAAAAGAATCCTTGAGAGCATGCCGAAGCAAGTTGATTTTTCGACCTCTGGTGTTTCGGACAGCCCAGAAGGTTACATATTGTCAGACGAAGAAAAGCGAATCGCAAAACGTATGGGCTGGAGTTCAGAAGAAGCTCTCGATGCGTTTGCTCCAAAAAGTGAGGAGGTATAAGCCATGGCTTTGACCGCAGATATTGGATATGAAACAGTCGGCCCTACCGTGATCTTAGGGATTACCGCAGGCGCCGCAGATACACTTTACAAAGGTGCTATCGTAAACATCGGAACCGATGGATATATCAAGGTAGCCGCAGATGTGGCGAGTGAAATCCCTCTCGGAGTAGTAAAGGAACAGGTTGTCGCTGCCGGCTCTAATGCCGAAACCGTAGAAGTAGAAACCGGTAAAATCTGGTTAGCTCATACCGGCGCAGCTCAAACCGACGTTGGTCAGTTGTTTTATGCAACAGCAGATGACACCCTGGCCGATTCCGCTTCCAACGTAGGCCCATTAGGGTTATGTGTTGGTTTTAAAACCGGGTATCTTTTAATCGATACTCAGATGAAAGCTGTAAGCTAAGGAGGAAAATAAATGATTTCAGGTTCAAGTGTAGTTTCTTATCAGAAACTTTTTAAAAAGTTGTTCGCCGATGCTTACAATGAGATGGCATCCGGGAATCTGTTAACCCGGCTTAATATGCTCGCCACTGAAGTGGCCAGTGCAAACGGCTCAGAGGATTATCGCTGGTTCGGATCTTTACCAGTCGTTAAAGAATGGCTCGGAGACGTAACAGTAGGCGACCTTGCCGAATATGATTTCACTATCAAAAACAAACACTGGTATACTTCTTTCGCCGTAGACAAAGACGAGTTCGACGACGACGGTATGGGCATGATCCAGGCTAAAACCCAGTTCATGGTTCAGCAGTTACTTCACCACAAATCAAAGCTCATGCACGATCTTTTGGTGGATGGTACTTCAAACTTGGCTTATGACGGCGCCGCTTTCTTTTCTAACAGATCAGTCAATGACAACCTGTTAGCAGGAACTGGAGTCACCACAGCCACCTTGGAAACCGACCTTGACACAGCTCGTCAAACGATGATGCAGTTCAAGTCTGACACCGGTGAGATCATGGGCGTGTTAGGTGACACTATTGTTTGTCCTCCTGCTTTGGAAAGAAAATTCAGAACCGTTGTGGAATCTTCTTCTCTGGCTTCCGGGTCCAATAGCGCAGCCATTAACCCGTTCAAAGGCTGGATCAAAGAGGTTATCGTTGACGCTAATTTGACCGATACAAACGACTGGTACTTGTTGTGTACTACAATGCCGATCAAACCTTTCGTTTATCAGAATCGTAAAAATCCCGAATTGTGGATCGACGATACTCAGCTAAAACGAAATCGCAAATATATCTTCGGCGCAGATTACCGGGGGAACGCAGGTTACGGCCTTTACCAGCTCGCTGTAAAAACCGTAAATAGTTAAGCATTTACGCCCCGGATTTCCGGGGCTTTTTAAGGAAAACCTTCAATGGCTTATTGCACTATTGACGATGTACAGGCTCAACTCTCACATTTGACATTAACAACCAGTACAAAACCCACGCTCGCCCAGGTGACGCAATGGATTTCTGATATTGGCGACGGTGATATGTTAGCACGACTAAGGGGAGTATTGACGACATCAGATATAGACACAACCGGGGAGGCTTTCCTTAAAAATATAAATGTTTACGGAGTCGTGGCCAGGGTTTATAAAGCCACAAGATCACTTCCAGAAGTGGCCCAGAATTACCAGGACTTATACGATAGCGCCATGGATGCTATCGTAAAAAATCCAGCTATCTTGATAACCAAAGCCCAGGACAGAGGGCCGGCAAGCAGCACAGCACCGGACGTAGTATTTCACAGGAACACTGACGAATGGTAGCAATAACGATTGACAGCATAGGAAACGAAAGGTTCGCAAGATCATTTAACCGCTGGGCTGAAGATTGCAAAGATTTACGAAAGCCTTTTAATGAAATCGGTAACGATTTTTATAGAGCCAATAAAAGAAACTTTAACGCAGAAGGAACACCTCAAAAGTTTAAAGAGCTATCAGAAAAATATGCAGAGTGGAAAAATCTTCACTATCCTGGACGGCCGATTTTAGTTTTAACAGGTAGATTAAAAAGAAGTTTAACCGGGGAAGCTCAAACAGAAAATCAAGACAGCATAAGAAACATTAAGTTTAAATCGGCAGAGTTTGCAACTCGTTTGCCTTATGCCGTTACTCAATATTATGCAGGACGTAAAGCAGTACAGTTGACAGAGTATAGAAAAAGAAAGTGGGCAAAAATATTGCAACGTTATATTGTTATGCAGTATAAAATAAGAATGAATCGACCGGTTGGGGTGGGTTAATGTATCAAAGTTTAGAAAATCTATACAGTTATATAAACACTAATTTCGCAGCCTATCTGCTGGAAGTAAACACGGCATACGGGACTACAATCCCAGCACCGGCATTGATAACAAGAAGCGAACACTTAAATGATCAATATCCTTTGGTAGAACTGGAGCCTTTTTCCGGTGAAACTTTTATCAGTGATGACGATACTCCATTAAATGACGGATGGGAATTGAAAACGATTAGAATAAATCTCGCTCATTACGAAGCCGACATTCAAACGGTACAAAACACGGTTTTAATTTACAGAGAAGTGATCAAAAGAATGATAAAAGATGATTTTACTTTAGGCGGATTATTTAACCGTGTTTATTTGACAGAAGAAGAATATAGTCCGCTTTTCCAGATCGAAGAACAGCAGACATATATGAAAGCCGCATCGCAAACGGTGGTTTGTCGTAAATTGTATTGACATAGGTCAATAAATAAATAGAATAGAAATCAGGAGGCCGAAAAATGGCAAGTACAAACAATTTAAAGATGATAGCAGGCCGGGAGACTACAGCCGGAACAGTCGTTGCCCGGTCTCACGTTTTACCAATGAGATCAATCAGTGATCTTGACACCCAGGTTACCCAAGAAGTAGACCCGGCAATCGTCGGCGCAAATATGGCGACCGGTTTATATCTAATGAGTAAGAACTCCGGGGGATCTGTTCCGTTGACTCCACGACCCTGTCCTGGCTATGTTGACATGATAAACAGCCTGTTAGGTGGATCAGTAACAGCCCAGCAGGTAGGCGGATGTCTTAAGTTCAAATATACCGGTTCAGAGGTTAGCGCAAAGATTAGCGCATCTGCTTCCGGGGACACTTTAACAAGTGAAGTCGGTGCCAAGGGTTCAGAATCAGGAGATACTAACTTTGGGACTGCCGGGGTTGTTGATTTAACCGGTGCAAGTTATGACACACTGGCGGAACTGGTAGCCTATATTAACGGATTATCAGATTACAGTGCTGAAAAGGTAATGGGCGACGATGATCTTGACACAGCCTCAATTATAGACATCACTTCAAAGCAAGGGAAAGACACATGGGTTTATGTATGGTTTTCTTCTGCTGCTTCTGGTGTTTATTTATACGAGTTTGAAACTGTATTGACCGACACCGAACGCCCAACCTTATCCATCCAATATGACGGACGGGTAAAAAACGATGTTTACTCCGGCTGTATGGTAAACTCTCACAGCCTTTCCGGGTCACTCCAGGGCATGGTGGAAGGTGACGCAGCTATTATCGGGTTTAAAGAATATACCTACGTTCAGACTCCCGGGACCACTGCCAACACAGACGCAACCGTAACAGGAGTTGACACCAGGGTATTAATCGCAGGCATGCAAGTAACAGGAACCGGGATTCCAGCAGACACCACAATCGACAGCATCACAACCATCGCAGAAGATGGCGAGCTGGAATTAAGTGCAAACGCCACCGCTGCCGGGACAGTGACATTGACATTTACCGTTCCAGATAGTTCAGAAGATTTGGAAGATGTTGACCCCATGATTTTCTATAAAGGCTCAACTCATATAGGCGGAGCCGAGTATACTTATATTTCTTCTTTTAGCCTGGACGTTACAAACAACGGCAAGGAAGATGGATACGGTCAAGGTTCAGTTGAAAGACTTTATCACAACAAGGGTGAGTTCGCAGCCACCGGTCAGGTACAGTTAAGGCTTGACGCAACCAGCCACGCAGAACGGGCAAAGGTTTACAGTGGTGATCAATTAGCAATCGACATGGCGTTCGAAGGCCAAGATCTGGGAAGCTCCTTAAAAGAGTTTGCATTGATTGAAATGCCATATTGTCAATTAACCAATGCGCCCAGAATTGACAACGGTGGACAATTGGACATCCAGCTGGATTTTCAAGCTATCAATCCAAAGGGAACCAATTATAACAGCCCGTTCAAAATGTCATTCGTGTTAAATGAGGACATAAGCTAATGATTGAAAATCCAATAACAGACGAAATGGTTCGGGATATTTTATCCCGTTCCGTTTATAATCCAACGTACAAGGCCCTTCACCGGGCTTTGTATCTCGCTAAAAAGAGGATTCAAGAAACTATCGAGCAGGTAAAGGAGACACCAGACGATGGAACCATGGAAAGAAAAAGCAAGAGCAAAAGCAACCGGGGAAAAACTGACTCTAAAAAGCCTTGACGGTGAGTTTTGGGTAAAGCCGAAATTATATTCAGTGATGCACGCCGCAGAGATCCAGGGGCTTGCTATAGAGATGGCCAGGGGATCTGCCGGGGTCATGAAAAAGTATCGCAAAATTAAAACCGTCGATGATATTAGTAAAATGAAAGACGACGACGTCGAAACTTTAATGGAAGTATCCGGGGGAGTCAGCCCCGATATGCTAAAAAAATCAGCAGAGCGCACAAGGCTTATTTTATTATACGGTATCGACAATCAAAACCTCACCGAAAAAGGCGGGCCCTTTTCAGAACAGCAAGTCGAAGAACTAATGGAAATCCCAACCGTAGCTAATGAGATTACAGCCATCGTTGAGGTATTCAACCGCCCTTTATCGCACAAGACTGGCAAGACATAAAAGACGTTGCCGGCTGGTTATATAAAGGCGATAAGTTCCCTGAAGGATGCGGAGATTTACCGGACGGTAGAAATCCTTCAAAACTTGTTGCAAAATGGTCTTTTTGGTGTTACACTGTACGAGATTTAACCGACGGCTGGGGAGCCGCTAACGGATTTTTTTATCCAGGCACTTTATCAGAACAGCCGAATATTATTGTCGAAATAATGAGGCTTATACGGTCGGTAAATAACAAGCTGGCAAGCGAAAGCGCCAAAGGTGGGAAGAATGGAACAGGTCGGCGTTAAAATAAACGGTCAAGAGACTGTCTCGACAGCCGCAAAAAAAGCTGGCCATGGATTAGGCGGATTAGACAATAAAGTAAAATCCGTCAGCAAAGGAATAAGTAAAAACTTTGGCGCTATTTCCATCGCTGCCGGTGCTGCTTTTTTAGCTTTTCGCCAAATATCCAGGGGTGTTGAGGATTTAATTGACACTTACAAAGAGCAGGAGCAGGCCGAGGCCAGACTTGAACAAGTCATAAAATCAACAGGTGGCGCCGCAGGGTTCACCGCTCAAGAATTAAAAAACTATGCGTCAGAATTGCAGAGTGTAACCACGTTCGGCGATGAGGCAATTATAAGCGCTCAAACTATTTTAGCGACTTTCACAAAAATTGGTCAGGAGTCTTTTCCAGTAGCGACCGAAGCCGTATTAAATATGTCCGAAGTGTTAGGGCAATCCTTAACAAGTTCGGCCCAGCAATTAGGCAAGGCATTACAAGACCCAGTAGAAGGCGTTACAGCATTGCGCCGTGTAGGTGTTAGACTTACGCAAGATCAAGAAAACCAGATTAAAAAGTTCGTAGAATTAAACGATGTAGCCAGCGCCCAGGCTGTAATTTTGGGAGAACTTGAAACCGAGTTCGGAGGAGTAGCCAGGGCCGTTGGACAGACGGCAACTGGTAGCCTTGAACAGTTTAAAAATGCTTTAGGTGATGCGAAAGAAATCGGAGGGCAGTTCCTCCTTGAGTTTATTGCTCCAGCTGTTGAAGGCTTAACTGATTTTATCACAAAACAAAACGAAGCCAATAAATCAACTAAAAACTTAAACGACGCTATAACCGGGAAAGGTGGAGTCGATATAGAGGCCGCCCTTGAAGCACAGAAGCAAAAAGTTGAAGAATTAAAAAGAGTCTATGACGAAAGAAACCAAGAAGAGCTAAAATATTATGACCAACTAACAAGGCAGGCACTTGAAGCGCAAATATCTCAACAAGGATACACTGATTCGCAGCAAGAAGTATTAGACCTTGAACAGTTTCGCCTTGAATTGTTAGAGGCTCAACTTGAAACGCAACGCCAAGAAGCAAACCTCGCAGGAGTACAGGCCGCTGAAGAAGCAGAATCCGCACGCCGAGCAGAACAGGCAGCAGCAAAAGAAGCCGAGAGAAAAAGAATACAAGATTTATATCTTGATACACTAACGCAAGTCCGTAAAGAGTTAGGGATTATTGATCGGCAAGTATTAGCCGGGACCATAGACAAAACTGACGAATGGGATAAAAAAAATCAAGTTGTAATTAGCACTATAAACGAGTTAATAGAGCAAGGGTTCAATCCAACTGCCGGATATTTACAGCAATTTATTGACCTATATGATATATGGATAGAACGGCAAAAAGAACTTAATTCAGAATATAACGCCATGGGGTTAGCCGGTGGAAGAGCTCCAACAGTGGCAGAAGTGGAAGCCGGCAGACGGGAAGAGGCAAGCGCCGGTGGTGGTGGTTTTTCTGTTCCTGGTTTTGTTGGTGAACTCGGCGAAGTTGGTCAAATAGTAGAAGCAATTGCAAACGGAGGAGACGCAACCGGTGTATTTTTATCAGCCTTACTTTCAGCAG